TTTGAAAGCTCAACATAACCGTAACGAGTCATAAAGCTCACTACTGGTTCGAATGTTGACGGATCTAGTACAACACCAGAGCTCATTAGCGGGATGTATGGGCAGTAGAATGCCGCTGCATCTGATTCGCTTGAACCCTTGTAACCAACTAGTACATCGTCATTAGCTGCATATGTGTTTACATAAATTCTCATAGCATTGTTTAGAGTACCAACGAACTTAGTGTTTGTCGGAGCTTCAAACGCACCTTCTGTTGTTCTTGCGAACGCAGAAGTTGTTGCTGACTGAAGAACAGTTAACATAGCAGGTGAAATAACAGCCCAGTTACCAGCACCACGACGTGTACGCTGTGCAATTCTGTTAGCTGCACGGTTGATTAGAACTGCTAAAGCAGCATGTTCGTCACCAACAAATGTAGCTGTACCAGATACAGCGGCCTGATCGTATGTATCAGTTTGGCCTGCCAAAGTTCCTAATGAACCAATGACTTCTTGGTCAATTTCAGCTGTAATTTCTTGAGCCAAAGCAGCCATAATTTCTGCTTCAACATCAATACCGTGCTGAGATTGTGCATCCTGTGCAGATTCAAAAGTCCAGCGAGCTGATAGCTTTCTGGTTTTTGCTTCAACAGTTTGCTTCAAGATTTGAATGCTTAGTCTATTACCAGCAGCACCTTCAAGTGCAGCAGTAGCGTCTGCTTTACCTGATGTAGTGTTACCTGAATATGCTTCAGCAATCTTGAATGGTGAAAGTGCTTCTTCACCTGCTACTGCACCGCTGGCACCTGTGCCTGCTGTATCTGAGTAGCGTACTCTTAGTGTGTGGATTTGACCCACTGGTCCTGTCATTGGCTGAACACCGACAATTTCATTCGCGATAACTGTAGGCATTACTCGTCTAATGACGGGTAAAATAACTCTGTTAAGAGTTGCAACATTACCGGCAGAAGTTGCACCAGCTGTGGCACTCTCTGACAAATACTTTCTAGTATTTTCAAGAGTTGTTGCCATCACCTGTTTCTTTGTGCCCTGAAGGCCTTCAAGAAGTGCAGTTTTTGTGTCCTGCCAGCGACTTTCTAATAGTTCTGACATTTGGTTTCTCCTTAATTTAATCCAGCAAGTTTACGCAATTCTATTACATTATTGCTATCGCTTGCATTGTCACTATTTGTGTTTTCTTCTCTATTGCCTGTTATTTCTTTGCCTTCTGTAATTACTGCCTTCTTCGCTGGAGTTTTACCGTCTATCACTGCCGGTAGGTATTTGTCAAACGCAGATCTTAATTTCTGAGTCTGAACTGATTCCAGTAAATCCATCATAATTTCTCTTTGGCCTTTATTTAGCGGGCCAGTCAATTCATTTATGACATCTTGTCTTTGAGCTGCTTCAACCATGCGCTTAATTTCAGCTTGTTTAGCTTCTGCTAAAGTTTGCTTTTCACTAATTGCTTTTTTGGCTTCTGCTAACTGCTTGTCTTTAATCTCAACTACCTTCAGTAACTTGGAAGTTTCTGAATTTTCGTTGTGATAGCTATTGCTGTATTCTGTAGCAAATGCTTCAAACAGTTTACGCCCAAAATCATTTTTGCGTGCTGCTTCAATATCTTCTTTAAGTTGACTAATTTCTTTATTAAGAACTTTATCAACGATACCGGATACCTTGGCCGCACTCCTTTCAACAAACTTAGTCTTAAGTTCGTTGAAGTGTCCCTTAGCTTCGCGAATTAATCTTACTTTCGTTTCTGCTAAGTCTTTCTTATCTTCGTTAAACTCTGCAATTTCTTTTGCAAGTGATTCAACTACGAAATCTTCAAGCATTTTAAACTTGTTAGCCATTACTTTTTGATCTTCGTGTAGTTCGTTTACTTCTTTTGCTAGTGATTCGGCAACAAAACGCTTCATTAAATCAGCATTTTCACGCATTGCAACGGCATATCTTGCTTTTGCTTCTGCTAGTTGTTTACGATCGTCGGCAAATTCAGCAATTTCTGAAGCAAGACGCTCACCAATCATAGAGTCGATAGCCTCTACCATTGTTGTTTTGTCATGCTCATACTTTTGAGCGAACTCTTCACGCAGTTCGGCTGTAACCTGTTGACGGTTTTCTTTTACCTTCTGGTTCCAAGCTTCTTCGATTTCGTGGCGCACTTCTTCTGATACTACATCGTTTTCAAAGAGTGTTTTTAGTGCATCCAACATTATGTTTCTCCTTTTATTGGAGTCTCGTGATCAAGTTGATCAGAGATTCTTTTAAATACTTCTGTGCCTTTTTATCGTCTTTAGTAGCCTGTGCAAGTTCGTAAGCCTTGTAACCACCTCTGGTATTCATTAAATGCTCGTAAATGGGCGTAGGATACGCTCCTGGAGCACTTGGTTGTGCAACTACGTCAACAGTAATAATCTCAAAATCTGAAACTTCCCCGTTGCCATCTTCACTAACATTACCGGAACCGCGTGATGAGACGCCTAGTTTAACTCCGCTTTCAAGCATTGTTTTAACTAATTGTCCCATCGGTGTCGGTAAAATTTTCATTTTGCCATAACCATTTGGACCATCCATCCACATTTCGGTAATCATGTGGCTAACCCTGTCCAGGTTAATGTTAAGTCCTTCCGGATGATCTACTTCGCCGAGTACACTGTATCCTCCGCTAATCTGATCATTGAGAGTTTTGACAGCCCTGCCAATTTCATTCACAGGATACACACGCTGATTAGCGTTGCGTACTCCGCCTTGAATACAAATACCTTTCATAAACAAGTCTTTTCCTTCGTTGGCATTCTCAACCACCATTTGGGCTTGGTCGAATGTCAGGTGCTCTCGTAAGTAATTGTTCATCCCTCAGTCCTTTATTAGCTACCGATCATTGATTTTTTGTCGGGAGCCGCATCGCCTTGGCCCTTTTTCTCAGCGCCATGGCCTTTTGACATAGGCTTCATTGACTTCGCAGCTTTACCACCAGGAACATTTACATTACCTGCATTATCTTCCTTTGTTGATGGTTGAGCTAGTCCGCCTTGTGTGCCGCCGTTTCCGCCGTCACCGCCTTGTGCCAAGTTTGAAGCAGTGCCACCCATGTCGTTTTTACCAGCTACGATTGACTTGGCGTTTGCACCATTGTCACCCATTTTAGCTGTTACTTTTTCAACATATTCACGCATCTGCTCACCTACAGATTTTGGTGCTGATGTTTCTTCAACACTGTCGTCTGTATCTTCATCGGCTTCGAATTCAAATGACTCTTCTTCAGCTTCGTCACCTTCT